ATCACGCGTTGCCCGCGTGTCAAGCCATGGGTGGCATTTGGGTGATGCTATTTAGTACACAAAAACGCTATGCCTGCATCTTTTTTGCATCACGTTATAGTTGGCCGCACGAAAGAATATTACTCACACAGGCGGATAGCCTAAGATTGTTACACAGGCGCTGGTCCCGGCGCAACATTGTTTCGCTGCAGAGTAATAAAATTACAATCCGAAAAAACCCAATGAAATCAACGGGTTCAGCCATGCAAAAATCTGCGGCAGACGGGTACGCATGGGCCACCGCCCCCTTACCAGTTACATGTACATGGGTACGACACAAAATTGGGGATTTTAACTTGTATACCAGTGGCGGCGGGTGCACCGCAGCGGCCCCCTACGTCAGTTTTTAGGCAAAATAAAAGCTAGCAAGGGTTTTACGCCTTAAACTAGCTGAATGGATTTCGTAATTTTCTTAATCTTCTTGTTGGTATTTGTATTTTTTCGGTAGTTTTTTCTTTTTGTTTGGTATTACTGTATATTTCTTTTTCCAAGCTTCTTTTGCTACTGGATTTATCACTTGAATTGTTGTAATCTTTTTTATCATTTCTTTCTACCTCCACATAATCAAAGCTATACACTGGAGATTTGTATGTTTTATGTCTACTTTTTGTAATTCTAGTAAAATCAAAGTACTTTTTTTTATTTCTTTTCATATTTTGCTAATCTTAGGTTGTTCCGGAAAAAGAAAAAAGGGGAAAAAAGAAAAAGGAAGACAAACTATAGGCTTTTTAGACCCCCTTGTCAACCCCTAAAAAATGCAATGCGCATAACTTTTCTATATATGTCTAGAAAAATAGAAAAATATTCTAATATCTAAAGCATGTACTGGTAACGTTAAGAAAGTCAATAATATTATCTTCACAAATGCAACTAATTATGATACAATATGTACAATTGTAAATTTATCCAGTGTTGAGGATGTTAAAAAACGTTGGTTGCTGAGATTAATTTACTGTTAAAGACCTGATGCTGTACTTATTCCTGCGGGGTTCGCTATAGCCACTCTAAGGCATCATGTGGGCGGAGTCTTGACAACGTTGGGTTCCGTCCATCTTTTTTATAACTCTTAGAAAAGGCTAAGATAATGTTCACAGCATTCATAATGATTTGTTCTATCTCTATTGCAGATGGCTGTATGGAGCTAGAAGACGTTAGAGGACCATATGAATCACGCTATGTATGTAAAGAGCGTGTAGATGAGATGGTGTATAGCATGATACCCGTTATTCCACCGGATTCGGAAATAAAATGGAAATGTCAGCATAATCCTATTCAAAACCCCGGAGTAAATACCTAATGGCTGCAACCCCAAAGAATAAAGCTTTGTACTCACGTGTCAAGGCGGAAGCAAAAAAGAAATTTAAGGTGTACCCATCAGCTTATGCTAACGCATGGCTTGTAAAGACGTACAAGAAGCGCGGTGGAACCTATAAGTAATGGCTAAACCAAAGGGCGGACTGACAAAGTGGTTTAAAGAGGACTGGCGGGACGTAAAAACAGGCAAAAAATGCGGTCGTTCCGGTTCTGAAAAGAAAAAACGCCCTTATCCAGCTTGTAGACCCGCTAAGGTTGCCAGCCGCATCACTAAAAAGGAAGCGGCAAAGAAGACTGGGCCAGCAAAGGTGAAATGGTCTGTAACTGCCTCCGGCAGGAAGCGTAGTACCACAAAAAGGAAGTCTAAATAATGGCACCACGTAAGAAAGATGTACCTATACGTAAGACTACTACGGGTAAGGGTGCAAACTACCGCCCAACTAAGTCGGGTGCTGGCATGACTGCTAAGGGTGTGGCTGCGCATAGACGCGCTAATCCGGGCAGTAAATTAAAGACAGCCGTAACAGGCAAAGTTAAAAAAGGCAGTAAAGATGCAAAGCGGCGTAAATCGTTTTGTGCTCGGTCTGCTGGGCAAATGAAGAAGTTTCCTAAAGCTGCAAAAGACCCGAATAGTCGTTTGCGTCAAGCACGAAAGAGGTGGAAGTGTTAAACTTACTAATCGGACCAATTGCAGAAATTGCTGGCACATGGATGTCAGGCAAAGTAGAACAAACAAAAGCTAATGCACAGACTAAGGTAGCTAAAGCGCAAGCTGAAGCTGTCGTCATGCAGAAAAAAGCTACCGGTGAGATTGACTGGGACTTGGAGATGGCCAAGGGGTCTTCTAACTCTTGGAAAGACGAATGGCTTACAGTTTTATTTAGTATACCCCTAGTTATGGCCTTCGTGCCTGGAATGGAAGAAATAGTTGCAAATGGATTTCAACAATTGGAGCAAATGCCTGAATGGTACCAGTACAGCTTGGGCGTTATTGTTGCTGCAAGCTTTGGAGTCCGCTCGGCAACAAAGTTCTTTGGAAAAAAATAATGAAATTTATAAGAAAAATAATAGATAGATTACTTAATTCAATTGTACCAGTTGAATTCGGCGGTGATATGGCGGAGCACAGGAAGCATACAACTAAGTATGAGGATTTGTGTAAGTAATGACTGTAGAAGCCTTTCTAAAATGGAAGATACTTCCTAGATTTATGATGTTAGCCAGCACAGTAATGTCTTGGCGGTGCGCTGAATGGTTCATGGATTTGCCCGACCCTACGGCGTCACAATCTGCTTTCGTAAGCGTAGTAATGGGCGTGATGACAGGTGTCTTTGGAATTTGGATGGGGCACGAGCATAAAGGGGATAATGTAGTTGAAAGCCGCAGCAACAAGACTAAACGAGGCTAGCGAAGTCACTATTCCTTTACGGAATTTGATTAGTATGATTGCGTTTACTGCAGTCAGCGTCTGGGTTTATTTTGGCCTAACCGAACGTATTTCGTTTCTTGAACACAACTTAGAATTGACTATGCAAGAGGTTGAAGAAAATGACGACTGGATTGATAAGTTTGAGCCACCTAAATCTGTACAGGATACAGTGGGTAGAGTCCACGAACTAGAAATAGAACTGGCCAAACTAAAGTTGCAGATAGAAAATCTGCATGACTAAAAAAAGTCCTTGTGTAGGAATTTGCGTTCTGGATAAAGAACGTATAAGATGCATCGGCTGTGGGCGTACCATGGACGAAATTATTAACTGGGGTAAAACTAAATGAAGTACGATAGAGCACATTATATTGAAAAGCTGATAAAGCACGAAGGCATTGTGCTGAACGTATATAAGGATTCCCTAGGAATTGATACTATTGGTATCGGCAGGAACTTAGAAGACCGTGGTATTACTCAAGAAGAGCTAGACGATTTAGATATTCCTAACATGGGTCACATCTATGAATACGGCATAACTGAAGAAGATGCGGTTTACTTAGCCACTAACGATATTGAGATTGTTGAAGAAGAGCTATGCCGAGCCCATAGTTGTGTAGAAGAATTAGATGCTGTACGTCAGTTAGTTGTAATGGATATGGCTTTTAACATGGGTGTGCCACGTCTTTGCAAATTTAAAAATATGTGGGCGGCTATTTATGACGGTGATTACAATACTGCAGCTGTAGAAATGCTGGATTCACGTTGGGCTACACAAGTTGGCACACGTGCGATTAAGTTATCCAAAGCTATGGAAGAGGGGAAGTTTTCAAATGACTAATAAAAATAGCGGCTATTCTGGGGTGGATATGTCCGTAATTTCTACCAAACGTGAAGAAGCACCAGAAAGTACATCCACTGATTTGCCAAAACCTTATCCAGCTAGTGCCCCTCCAAGAATGCATAAGGAATATTATGAAAAATACGTAGCCCCTAAGATTACAGGAAGCAAGGCTATTGATGCCACTCTTTTTAAATATGCTAAACGTGCTGAGGCTGCTGGTGCTAAGTTACCAAAAATGCTACAAGGCAAAACGTTCCAAGAATACCTAGAATCACAGGGTATGAAAACAACCGCTAAAAAACGTGGCGGAACAAACCTTCGTAAGCGGAAGCCTACACCATCTATTATGGAATTGCCCACTGTTGGTAAAAAACAACGTTAATGCATCGTGTAGAAGCTGACATACGAAAGTGGTCACATGAATTTCTTGAAGTACCTAATGAGAAACTTAATGGACTACCCCCGTGTCCCTATGCAAAGCAAGCATGGCTAGACAACAAAGTTGTATTCAGTGTCAACACCGGAATTGATGGCCTAGCTAAAGAAGTTGCAGACTTTGACCAACATGATTATGATATAGTTGTATGGGCTAGCGAATATTTACCTGATATGCACTACTTGGATGGGTGGTGCGATGGCGTAAACGAAGCCATGTCCATTGCCGGTAAAGATATTCATCTAATGGTATTTCATCCAGATTATGATGCTGAAAAAGCAGGTCTAGGATTTTTAATTGAAGACGGTGTAGTAGACAATAGCCTTACCTACTGCATGGTATTTGTACAAAGGCTATCAACCCTTGATGATGCAGCATTGAGTCTGGAGAAATCTGGGTATTATAAACACTTTCCTACGGATGTGTATGAATCATTAGTAATAGAGAGAAGGAACTTACGTAATGAAGGGCAAAACTAAAATGGCATCTAAGAAAATGCGCGGCGGCGTTGCAACTAAAAAAATGCGCGGTGGCGGAATGGCTAAAATGGCATCTAAGAAAATGATGCGCGGCGGTGTAGCTAAGAAAATGATGCGCGGCGGGACGACAAAAAAGAAATGAGAAAGCAAGCACTTTATTACTTTGCAATGGCTTTGCTTAATAT